GTGTTAGTATTACTACCGTCTGTTCTTACGTAGTATGTAGCCATTATTCGGCAGTCCCATTCACGATTTCAGATGCCATAATCCCAGCAAACATATTGACGTAAGTTTCCTGAAATGTGCTATCTTGTTGCACCCACCACTGGTTGAGCGATGTTCCATCTGGCCCGAATGACGCCAACACCTGATTATTGTTGTCGGTGATGTCACCGTACAGAATCCAGTCAGTACCATCCGGAGTACGCTCTGCTCGGTAGTTCATAAGGTTTACTGGTGTCATTTGCCCACCTTCAAACTGTTCGCATTCGTACCCTTGAACGGCATCGTGAGGAAAGCCAGCACACTAGACACCGCAGCGGAGACACCCGCCGCTACCGCCTTGCTCCCGTAGAGTGCAAGCACTGCGCCGAGCTCGCTGATGTCGTGTGCTTCGCTTGTGCGGATGCCATCGCCGAAAACGGAAGTAAATGCAGCTGTAAAAGCCACGATCACAACGACCACGAGTCTCTTGATTGATATGCTGTTCATCTTTGTATGATCGCCTCCAAAGCGCTGACCTTGTTCTCAAGTTTACCGAGCCGTTGCTCGATGCGGCGCACTTCCTGCTGCTGTCCATCGAGCGTCGAGATGATGTGTGCCACCTGAGTCTCCAGTCGCGTCAGCCTGACCTGTATAGCCACCCATGCGGCACCGATACTAGTAACGGTTATAAAGGCCTGTATGCCAATGGGAACCCACGCCTCTGCCGTCATGATGTCCGCTCCACCAGCCCTACGTGCTGTACAAGTAATTCTGTTTGCCCAAAGTCTGTCCCGATCACATCGTAATATTTCGAGTCATCACCTACCCGGTAGACCCTATCCTGCGGCATGACATCAGCCCCTACAGCGACTATCAGCGTCCACTGTGCAGATGACTGGATGCCACCGCCTACAATGCTCTCTGTGTCGCTTTGGTTGGTTAGCCTGCCGTTGTACTCGGCAACCTTCCGCCATGTCTCAGTAGCACCGCCCCTGCCGTCCTCGGTAAGCGTGAAGCGGTGAATCTCTACCCGGTCTTGGCAAAGGTTGCGTACCATGCCGGCTTGCAGGGTTGCGCGGAGGATAGGGCTCATGCGAACACCAACGGGCGATATCGCTCTGCCATGCTTAGGCAGTGGGCTTTGAGTTGGCTAAGCTTCACATCGCTTGTGCCTTCCTTAGCATCGATGTCGCTAGCACACCGTGAGGCTTTGATTAGCCAACCCTGCCGCGTGGCTGTCCTGACATCGTAGCGCTCGATGTTAGCAGGCCCCATGTCTACCCATGTAAGCCGTGGATTCGATGCGCCATCCTCAATACTGAAGCCTTGAAACTGGTACGCCGGGTAGACCGGATAATCGGGTTGTGTCGTGCCTGATGTACCAGCAACCCTGCATTCGTAAACCCTGCCGTTAGGAATACTAGGAACTACACGATCACCAACAGAGTAAGCCGTGCTTACAGCCCAAGTGGTGAATCGGGAGTAGGAATCCAAGATGCTCCCTATGTCGGTGGTGGACATCTGCGGATAACTTTGGGCATCAACAAAAAGTGATACCTGCGCTATCGCTTCGGCTCGTGTCATCATGCTCCACTATCCCACATATAAAGAAAGCCCCCGGCACGTCTGCCGAGGGCTTGAGTAGAACCGATCCGCTTAGGAAGCGGTTGTGGTTGCGAGGACGATGAGCGAACCAGGGACACGGCTGGAAGCAGTCGCGTTCACGTTTCCAACGTCATGCGCGTTGAAAGCGAACCGCTCTGTTGCCTTGTAGGTAAGCGCGTCTTCGACAAACTTGACCTGATCGGAAACCTCAACAGTCATTGCGCGGCGGTCACCGAATGCTACACCCTTAGTAAGGTCACCAAGGATTGCAACCGGGGTTGTTGCAGCTGGGGACTTAGGCATATTCTGTACCCACTCGATTGGATAGCCAAAGAGTGTAGGTGCTTGGGTGTATGCGTTCTGAATGTCGAGGATTGCGTTACCGCCAAGAGCGATAAGTTTGTCCGCAACACCGTTAAAGAACAGGTCTTTATGCATATACCACTTGGCATTGTCTGCGTACGTTGGCAACTTTGCAACCATCGACTGGAAGTTAGCCAGTGTAAAGTTGCTGAATGCAGCACCGGAAAGTGCAGCACCAAGAACAACACCAGCGATGTTAGCCTTGGTAGCGTTCAAGCCGTAGACAGCATTGAGGATACCGGTGATGCTTCCATAAGTGGATGTACCGTCACCGTTGAAACAAGCGTTATCCTCTTCCTTAGCAATCGCATATGCCATGTCACGGGCAAGTGCAGCACCAAGGTCAATGACGGTATCTTCGCCGAGTTCCTTAGATGCAATCGTAAGGACTGCAAGTTTCTTTGCGGACAGGGAAACCTGCGCGAAAGTCAGCTGCGAATCGGTGATTGCTGTTGCTTCGGAAGCATAGTAGACCGTGGTGCTACCGGTTGCACTTGGAACCAAAAGGGTATCCGAGGACATCGGGTAGATACGGGAGTTACGGCGAGCAACACCGTACATTTCACGGAGGTAGATGAGATCCGACGAAACGATGTTAGGAACCGTAAAACCACCGGCAGTATCTGTGCCTTCGTTCTGTGCCTTCATGTGTCCGTTGGACTGAAGCCACTTTGTAGCGGACTTGACACCGGCGAGGTGGCGAGCGAACTGACCAAAGGTGTAAGCCTTCAAGTTCTTCTCGTCAGCGGATCCGTTAAACGGATTGCGCTGAACGTTGATGCCGCCCTTCCAAGGCTGAGGGTCAACCGCAGGTGTTACGACAGGAGCGGAAGCGCCGAGGCTCTTAATCGTTTCTACGCGCTCTTCGATGTTCTTTGCTTCGGCCATGATGCTCTTGACCTGTGCGAGGTCACCATCACCGGAAGCCAGCTCACGGGCTGTAGCCAAAAGCGTTTCACGCTTGGCTGTCAGTTGTTCAATATTCATAGTTGTGTTAGCAACTCCAGACGTGCCAGCAGTTCCTGGCGTTCGTCATTGTCATGGGCTTTCGCCTCTACTACGATGGACGGCTGCTCTTCCGGCTGGTCTGCATCCCGCAGAGAATCCCAGACAACGGGAGCCAAACGCTTGGCGCTTGACCGTGATAGACCGACTGCATCCCGCAGCCGACGTTCAACACCCCGCAGGGAAGCGGGTTGTACGCTTTTCATTCCGTGCATGGCGTATAGCCCCTTAGCACGTCGAGCAAATTCATCAATGATGGCATCCGCCATAGTCTGATCGGAAACCATCTCGATAGCCCCGCAGAGCGCATCGTAGTAGGCTTCAAGCCCTTCATGGATAAGGTCACCTTCAGACTCGTTGAAGACCGATGCGGCGTATTCTTCCGGGGATTGCTCAGGCATTGGAGCCATGACCATCTCTTCTTCTTCCATCATAGGCTCCATGCCGTAATACTCCTTTAGGCTTTTGACGCTGTTACGATACTCGGCAGGTGTAGGTGTGATGCTTGCTTCAGCGATAGGCCAGCGTGTGATTTCAGCGGCACCGCCCATGCTCTTACGCTCTACCAGATGACCAGCAGCACCGGAACTAAATCCCATCTTGCCTTGCTTGCAGAGCTTCGCGATCATCGATCCGTATTCATCGGCCATGTCGAGCTGCGCCTCATACCATAGCCCGGTATCGTCCATCTTGATGTAGCCTGTACCGATAGACTTCTTGCCTACCATGCTATCCATACCGTGGTGGTAGTACACATTCAAAGGGACTCGCTGCCCTTTGGCAACCGGGAAACCGTAGTCCGTTGACTTAGTAAAATAGTCACCTTCAAGGTCAGCGTTCTTGGTATCACCAAAGCGCACCAGATAGCCCTTGACGTAGCCAAGCCTGTCGCTCTTGATACCGTCTACGGAAGATGTCAGCAAGTCCATACACCCACTATCCCACAGTGCATTTTTCATAGGTAGGTCGTTAGATCCGGTTGATATCCATCTAGGTCTCTAAGCGGCAATACCCTAGTAGTAGGCCCCCAGTCGGCGTTCTGCACCACGGTTGCCATGTCACTGAGCGGTAGGCCTTCGCTGTAAAGGTTGTAGCGGGCGGTGCCTAGTATCTGCTGGGCTTCAAGCGGTGTTAGCCCCTTCAGTATCTCTTCACCGGTTGCCACCTTTGGGCGGGTATCCGGGATGGAAGAATCGCCGGTAATCTCAGCCCATGAAAGCGTTTCCGGAATCATCACGCATCGGCAGTTCGGATGGCTTGGCATGATGGTATCGGTAGCCTGAAGAGTACCGCTCAAAGCCAAGCAAGCAAGGCATACTCGCGCATCCTGCGTAGCCTGCCGGCGGTATCCGGTGACCGAACCATTCTCCGTGTATAGTTGCCGCTGGGCTTCCCTGGCGCTTCGTATCATCTCGGTACGTGCTATCGTCTCGGCACGTTGCCTACCGATGTCTGCCGCTTTGCGTACACGCCGTGCTACCGTACGTGGACCTTCGCCTAGGCTGATGCCTTGTACCAAAGCCATCTGCATGGCATCCGTGGTTACTTGAGGGATGGAATCGAATAAGACAGCCAAAGGGCTACCATCGCCTGCGAACCCGACAAAGGCCTGCAAGGCTTCGTCAGGTAGACTTGTCCATGAAGTACCAAGGGTAACCCCGGCGGGCTTTTTACCCGCTGCCGCTTCCACAAGGCGCGGCGTTGCCTCATTAGCAAGGATAGCGGCTTGTAGCTGCCCATCGGCTGTAATCACTGCCCCCTCAACGCTGAACTTTTTCAGGTTCTTTCCGAGCTGCTCGATGTTATCTATGATCCGCTGACGCATCCAGAGTATGGTTTCGCTTGGCGGTTCGCCGTTGGCTTCACGCTCGGCAATCCTACCCTCCAGCGCTTCAAGCTCATCGATACTCGCCTTGGTTGCCGCCTTGTATGCGCGTTGCATACGGCTGATGGCTACGCCTTCACGTTCCAGCAGGTCGTTCCGGTACTTCTGAC